ACTTTGGATACCGCCAATAATAGGATTGGCTGGTTGTGCACCAGAAATAACGCCGCCTCCACGCAGCTTATTTAAAACAGCTTGCTGTTCCCTGGAACGCTGTTCTCGAGCAGTGTCTTTGTTTCGATTAATAGGAACAGGCATGATTACCTCCAAACTTCATGTAAATAAAGACGAGTGCCAACTGAGACATCGGCAGGTCCAGGTAATGCCTGGATGAATTCAGCCCCAGAGCGTTCGTAGCGGTAACGAGCCTGGAACGGATCCTTGTAGTTGGGTACGTAAAGAATGCCAGCTAAACGGTTTGTTTCGTAGAGGTAAACCTCGTCCCAAACCTTTAATGCTTCTTTGGCATTACTCGACCGAATAGTACGGTCAACGTCACCAGCGATACTTTCAAGGCGAGTAGAAGGAGACAGTGCAACTTCAGTCTTCTTTTCAGCCGTATCACAACGGCTGATCTGAATTGCGATCTTGTCGTAAAAATAAGAATCAGGTACCGTGTTAAGAGCTTCTTCTAAACGGGCGTAGTCACCCGCCGGCACGGAAACCGTGAAGTAGCCCAGGTGATACCGGACCCTACTTTTGTCAAAATCGCTGAGCTGCACAGCTTACTTCCGTATGTTTTTAATTATAGATGTAGTAAATTAACCAGCGTACGGATTCGGCATGGACTGAAGTAATTGCATGTACATGTCGGAATTGTCAGCCGGTTGCAATAACTGCTGTACAAATCCACGTTTCATCTGAGTGGCTGCACTCTCTTTCGGCGTACCTGCAAAACCTGTACCAAGGAGATAACCAACCAAGAACTCTTTTGGGTCAGTGGCCGCACTTGCAGATGTAGTTGATTCCATCCCAGTCTGTGCTGCGCCTGGCATCACGTCAGTCAACTTACCTTCTGGTGTTTTGTAGCGGCCAGTAGCAAGCCATTCAAGCTGTGGATCAGTGATAAACTTTTGGCCTTGTAAAGCCAGGTGCACGTGAGTGTCGTGTCCTTTATCGCCAGGGCCTAAAGCTTCGTTGAATACCCCTAGTTGTTTTGCACGCCATGCCATTTCGCCTGTGCGTTGCTTCCAGGAGATTGGCTTACCTCCCGCGTAAGCAGGGGCTACGTCTGGCCGCCAATCACGTACGTCAATAGCTTCGCCAGTCGGATGATATCCAGTTGGAGAGTGGCCGCCACCAACACCGCCAAACGCTGGGTTCTCGCCGACATTTAACCCAAACTTTTGTAGGTATTTACCAATATCGACGATAGAGCGTTTAGCCATTATCTCGTTTTATTCTCTATTTTAAGATTAAAAAACCCCTGGTCTCCCAGGGGCAGAACTTGGAGATGAGAATTAAACCCTAATTAAATCAGCAGCAAACACTGCGTCCCAATCAATACGTCCAACCTGTCGCAGTTGTTCGAGGGTATGGAACCTTTCACCCGATAAGGACATTTGAAGGTCTTTAATCTCTCGAGCAGTTTTTAATCCAACACCCTTAATATGATCAGCGATCATTTGAGCGGTAGCTGAATTAATGTTTAAACGCACGTCCGGTGGGAAAGTTCGCGGCTCTTCTTGTGCAGCTTTATCTTTTACTTGAAGAGTTTTTACCTTTTTGGTAGCCTCTTCATCAGGCACAAGCTCAGTTTTGTAAGCAGTGTAAAGGCGACCGTCCTGATCTTCGACCATGTACCAATCGCCGTTATCCCATTCGCTTACAACTTTGACGCGTGCACCTGTTTTTTTATGCTGATAAAGCATTGCCGCAGTGATTGTCATAGGACCAGTAGTTACCTGGTCCTAGTTTAACCTAATCAGCTAACGGTGCGACCCAGAAGATAACCTTCGATGTCTTCGTAGCCAGGAGCAATGTCGGGCTGGATGTAGCACACTTCCACAACCAGGTAACCAGTGCGGCCGGCAGCAGCGTCACCGCTGGAGATGTAGAAACCACCAGAAGTAGTGGTGCTGTTAGCGGTTTCCTTAGCGAACACCTTGAGGGTGGTGGCGGCAACAGCGGCGTAGTTGACGGTGCCAGGAGCCACGCCAGTAGCGCCGGTGATGGTCAGGAAGGGGTTGGTGCCATAACCAGCAGTAGCGCCAGCGAAGTAGATTTCGCCAGCCTGGGTGCCGGAGATGCTAGAAGTCAGGTTGGCCTGAATCACACCTTCGCCCACGCCAGAAGCGGCGGTGGGGTTGCTGGAGGCAACACGACCAAACGAGATCACGTTACCGGTGGCGGCATACACACCAGAAGCCACGCGGCCATCGCCCCAGCCAGAAGCCACGGAGATCGCAGTGCGATACACGTAAGCAGGAAGGGTGGAGCTACCAGAGATCACCATGCCGGTGATGTCGGTACGGGTGTCGTCCTGGCGGTAAGGCGAGGGAACGATCACGTCAGCAGAGGCGACAGGGCCAGAGCCAGAGGTGGCGGTAACAGCCACATAACCACGCTGCTGGAAGTAGCGGTAACCAGGGGTAGCCAGCACAGAAGTGGGGCCGCCCTTGGAGAAATCATTGGTGCCATCGGGAATGGCATCAATGTTTTTATACCAGCCGTTCAGGGGTTCAGCCCAGTTGCCGGGATAAATTTTCTTAGCGGACAAATAGGTCATTTATCTTTTCCTATAAATGTGTATGGTTAACTATCAGACCACACCGTCATCAGACACATAGCTGAATGCGGTGGTCACGAAGTCCTTGTTCAGGATTTCGAAGCCGGCATACAGTTGCCAGATAAGGATGATGAAACGGCTGAAGTCGTCGTTGTTGTTGATCAGAACTTGAGCATTGGGGCCGCCAATACCCACGCCGATCGACTGAGGACCGAAGAAGTAACCTTGGGCAACTTCTTGGGAAGTGTAGGTGCCGCCGGTGCCGGTGAAAGAAGTGCTGATGTTCTTGGTCGGGAAGTTGGTCGACTCGAAGAACTTAACGCCTTCAAACTGCACGCCGGTAGGCATAACAGGTTCGCCAGCCAGGAAATAGCCTTGACCAGCTTGGGGACCTTGGTAGAAGCTGGCGTTGTTAGGCAGCATGGGGTTACCCATGTACATGCCTTGGCCGGGGTTACCAGCGTAACGAGCAATCTCACGGAAGTCAGGATCACGACGCAGGTGCATCATGAAAGTGGGATCGCAAATACAGCGATACAGACCATCAGCAAAGGTAGGAACGTTGCGCTTACGCAGGTCCTTAACAATGTTCAGAAGGTCGGTACGCACCGAGAACTGCTGCACGTCGGCAGTGTACTCGTCAGAGGTATAAGCGATACGACCAGAGGAGTCCTTGGCTTTGTTACCAGCGAAGTAGTAACCGCCTTGGGTGGTGCTAGCTTGACCATTGGCTTCGGCTTTGGCAAGTTCATCAATGAACACGCGGTCGCGCCAACGACGGTAGTCATCAAGCAGCGTCAGGCTACCGATGGACTGGTGGAACATGTTCAGGTTGCCGCTATCAAGCAGCAGACGCTGAGCAGTGATCAGAGTTTCGCGAGCGATCTTGAAGGTCGAAGGCTGGGTCGGATCACCAGGGTCCGCAGGACCGGTGTATTCCTTAAGCACCACCAGAACTTTTTCCTTGGTGATGTTACGGCTGTTAGCGGTACCGATGGTTTGGTCGGCGATACGCTCACGGCTATCCTTAGTACCAGGGGTACCCCAGAACTTATAGCGGTCTAACTGAACGGTTTGACCAGGCTGACGGGTGAAGTCGTGGACAACCACGGGCTCCACAGCCATTTCAGTAATATAGGCAGGGTGGGGCCGATATAATTCGGCGCCCAAAATCTTTGGAAAGTCGTTGTCAATAAACACCTTGGTTTATCCTCCAGTGTCAGTGTTTTTATCGGGTGAAAGATAAAGACACATATGTCTTATCTAACACAAATTTTAGCAGACAGTAAACTTAGATTACATGTACCGCAAAGTTGTCATCGATCCATCGGTGGTTGCAAGTGCACCCATCGTGTTACTCGAGCCATATTGCTCGGGATCCATGTACTGTTGTTGCTGGAAACCAGGGATTCCCATTGCACCAGGTACAGCACCAAGTGCAACACCGCCTAAGCCGGCAGCAAGTGCAGAAGCGGGAACAAGTCCTGCTGCGGCAGCTTTACCCAAAGCACGGGGATTTACTTTACCTGCTGCTTCTGCGGCATTTAAAAGAACCGCTTGGCGTTTACCGCCTTCACGATTTTTTACCGCAGAATTAAGAAGTTTCTCTTGTACATCTTCTGGCATGTATTTACCAGCAAGTGCACGGGCTCCAAGTAAACCAGCAGCACCACCAAGAGCACCAGCAGCGCCAGCAAGAATTGCAGAGCCTGGATCTTCACCTTGAGAAAGGGCGTACCCACCCGTGGCCAAGCCAGCGGCAATAGGTACGCCTAATTTAAGAGCGCCACGCATGGCCTCACTCCATCACAAACAGTTTGTTTGCAACAACTTGAGGTTGAGCTTGGTTCAGAAGACGCCAAGCATTCTCAGGACTTACATCCATTTGTTGCTTAAAGCTGCCCCAGAAGTTTTCAGGCTGTTGGGGAGCAGAAGCAGCGGGAGGTGCAGGAAACTGACCTAAGCTTTGATAAGCAGAAGTCGTGGGATAGCCACGGGTTTCCAGTTCCGACTCATCTTCGTACACGGGGTACGGACCTTCGGGACCGAAGAACTTCAGCGTGTAATCGCTGAGCACATCGGGGTTGGTCAGGATTTCGTTGTAGGCCAGGTTCTCTTGGTGCTCAGCAACAGAGAAGTCAGCAAAACGATGAAGGACCTCTTGTGCTTTACCGCCCCAAGCAACAGCGCTATCCAGCATGGCTTCCAGTTGGAGGCCGTAGTTATTGAGGATGGCGGGTGCGTCCCAGCCGTAAGCGTCAATTACGTTTCGGCTTTCGGGACTTAGGTGCAGGTAATCGGCGATCGCCGTTTGCACTTCGCTCCGGAGCTCGTTGGCCACTTCCGGGGAGGATGCCGCTAAGGAGATTAGGGAAGAGTTGGGCGAGTAACCCTGGTTGGGTGACCAGGTCTGCGGAGCCGATTGTTGCGTAGCTGGGTTGCTGTACTGCTGACCGTAATTCGCCGGGGCGTAATCCGTCGTCGGATATGACTGACCCTGGAACGGGGATTGAACTGGACTGCTCAGCAGACCCACCACTTTGTTGAACGCCGACTCCCATGGGTTGGCCTGAGGGGCCGCCGGTTGGGATTGGGGGGCGTACTGAGTAGGGGCTGATTGGTAACTGGGGGCCGCTTGAGGCACCGCTTGGGGGTAGCTGGTACCCACCTGATACTGAACCGGCATCCCCATCGGAGCTTGAGGTGCCGGAGCTTGGGCCGGTACCACGTAGCTGCTTGGAGCCACCGCCACTGGTGATTGGCTCGTCTGTGGGATCGATTGGACGGTAGCGTCCTGCATAACTCATCTCCTTTTGTAGAGCTTCTAATGTTCGATACAGATATGGGGTTAAATCCAATCTTGGATCCGCAGCCATCGGTAAGTCCGGTGCCTGTGGGTGAGGAGTCTGCATCATGCCCCCCACTAAGCGAGCAAATTGAGAGTAAGCACCCTGCAATTCGTTCACCATCCTGAAAGGGAACCCAGATAACATCTCGGCCCTTTCCTCATCCGTCTTAGACGGAAAGAGGTATTTCAGTGCTTCAATGCTATCAACACCTAATTCCTGTAGGTTTCGTACCACGATGGAGTTGTTGAGGATGTCTTGTGTAGAGTCCTCATAGACAGGGCCCATCCAACGCCATAACACTGTTACGTCACCGTCAGGAATAAGGCCGATAACCTTGGGTGGAATTTGTTGTGTCTCCACACAAGCCATCATAAGTTTTTTCAACATCTCGTTGTGTTGCTTCATCGCCTCTTCGTAGGCAGCCTCTTCTTCAGGACTTGCACCTAAAGCTAAGTCCACTGGCTTCT